AGCAAATTTTGGATAAACTTGATTCAATCGATGAAGAACCCGAGGAATTTGTTGAGACACATACTAAGGAAGAAATTAAAACTGTTGTCAAACCTATATTTGATAAGAAGACTAAAATGTTCGTTAGGGATGATGTCATTCGTGAAGTTCGGGTTAAAATCGTCAAGAAATTGAAGAAGGGGCAACGATCCAATTTTGCTGCGGCTGTCGCTAAACATGCCTACAATAAATTCGGTGAGAGACCTCATACTGAGGCAAACGTTTTAGTTACTCGCCGATGGTTGCAAAAATACTTCGATGATGCAAAGTTCACCGATTTGCGTACTGTTGATAAGAATATGGCAATTGATCGCGCTTTATTCTTAAGCTTTGTACCTACCCGTGACTTCCAGAAAAGTAAGATTGCTACTGCTACACGTCAATGGCAGAAACGTATGGATTCAAAGTCGGCTTTTGCCGGCTTCTGGACCACTGTATTTGGTGTTGGGACTGTAGGTCTCGACGCCGATGAGCTATGCTAGGGGTGCCCTAGCACCGCCATCGGCCAGTCTTGTCTGACAGGTAAAACTACTTACGAAGAGGAAATTGTTGTGAATGGGAAAACTTTTCAAAGTAAACTGTTCGGTACAGACTTCGTAAGAGGGAGGCGAGATGTTGGCCGTTTGTGTTGGCGTAAGTGCGTGGGTACCCCTAAGGAGAGATGCTACGTAAAAGTGGCTGGTGTTTCTCCTGATATAGATATTAAGCCATTTACTGAAGACCTCAATAACTTGAGGCGGGCCGTTGAAGAGCGTGTCTTCCAGGTGCAGGGTAGTGACGGGCTTATCACACCTCCCCGTCCATCACCTGGAGTATTTGCCAAGACACTTCTTCCAGCACGGAAATCCCTGTTACCCTTGTTGCCCTCGACCGCCCCGCTGTGTCATGACGCTTTTGTCAACAGCTATACGGGCCGCAAACGACAAAGGTATCAGGAAGCTTTAGACAAGATAAGGAGTGGCCGCTCTAGTCTAGGCAGAAGTGCTGAGGTTTCCGTTTTCATCAAGTATGAGAAGACCGACTGGACCTCTAAGAAGGACCCTGTACCCAGGGTCATTTCTCCACGCGATCCATGTTTCAACGTGAGGTTGGGTCGGTACCTTAAGAAGCTTGAATCACCTTTATTTAAGGCGATTGATCGTATGTTTGGTGAGACTACGATCATGAAGGGCTATAACGCCGAAATTACTGCTGGTATCCTTCGAAGGAAATGGGATAGTTATACAAATCCCATTGCCGTTGGATTGGATGCCAGTAGGTTTGACCAACATGTATCTTATGATGCACTCAAATGGGAACATAGTATTTATAAAGAGTGCTTCAAACATACAAAACACAAGCAACGACTCTCCAATATTCTTAAACACCAATTGATCAATAAGTGTTTTGGGACAGTAAATGATGGAGAATTGTTTTACACTGTTAAGGGTACACGAATGAGTGGCGATATCAACACATCGATGGGTAATTGTTTAATTATGTGTTCCATGGTCTATGCATATTTGAAGTCTATTGATGTTGACGCCAAACTTGCCAATAACGGTGATGATTGTGTTTTGTTTCTTGACAAGGAAGACCTGAGCAAATTGGATGGGTTGTATGACTGGTTTATTAAAATTGGTTTCAACATGGCAATCGAAAAACCCGTTGATGAATTCGAGCAACTCGAATTTTGTCAAACTAAACCGGTTTTTGATGGTGATATTTGGATAATGTGTCGCAAACCATCTGCTATTTCCAAGGATTCCGTCCTTCTCCACCCGTGGGATAGACGGAGTAATAAATATTTCCTTGGTTGGCTCAGTTCTGTTGGGATTGGAGGCCTGCGTCTTGCAGGTCGTTTACCAATTTTCCAGGAATTCTACGCTTTGTATCAACGAAGTGGTGTCAAGAATAAGACTGATTATGAAAAACATGTTGGTTATAATGCCGTTGATGCTATTACTGGCATGAAACGTGACTATGGTTACGTTAGTGCCCAGTGTCGATCTTCATTTTATTCAGCTTTTGGGGTAACTCCAGATGAACAGATTTGTTTGGAGAAATTTTATCGAGATGGTAAACTCGATTATGCGTTGGGTGACTGGACACCCAGACGCATTATGGGGTCTGTGTATTAAACTCTAAATCCAATTTGATGGGCTAATTTAAATGCCAAGAGACTGCACAGAGTTAATCACCTTACATAGATGAACAGTCCAAGTACGTTCTTGTATCCCATAATAATTCATGTCAAGTAAAACTATACAACAACTAGAAAGTGAAATTGATCGATTGGCGAACCTCTCCA